CCCATAGGCAAATGAAATGTAATCATCCGAGCTGCCCGTCACGACATACGTCCTTTCATGGGCATCATCGCGCACGACCATGATTTCCGCTCCCCTTATCTTCGCCCACACTTCTTCCGTCAGCCCGAAAGCATCCAAATCCCCCTGCGTGCGCCCGCTGCCGATTTTCTCCTGAAGGACACCGAAGTCGAAAGCCGTGTATTCCGACGCCGACAAAGCCTCCTCCAGCACATCCTGCAATGGCCTGTCCGCCTCCTCGTCGAGCACACCGTCATAGCCGCCCACGCCCTTCACGTAAACCCGACCGTCATCCATCACCTCCAAGGCGTTGCGCCTGTCACTCTCCGACGTGCCTATCCCTATGCTGTGGCGCGTACCCGTATTGCTTACGTTATAGCACCCTTCGGCATGTTCACAGTTGTTTTCAACTATGGTACGAAGACCCTCGGCATGCCCGTAGTGCCCCTCCACGTCAGTGCCCTTGCCCTCCGCATGGCTCGCGTCACCGTTTGCGCTGCAACCTTGGCCTTCCGCGTGCGCGTAATCACCGGAAACGGTGTTATTCTTATAATCGTTGAAAATCTCGCCGCCGGTCACGCCATCCGCCGACCGGCCCACGCCGCCACCGAGTCTTTCCCAAACGCCCCACGCGCCCTTCGCACACTTGCGCCAAAGCACGGCGTATTCCTCGCTCGAACGCGTCAACCTTTTTCCCGAATCGGCCGGCTTGAAGTATCCCCGCACCGACTGAAGCCATGTGTCCGTGCTATACCCTACCGGGATATTCTCCACCGTGAAAGGAGTACCCGTGATATCACCCCTGAAATATCCCGCCTTCGCAACGCCCTCCTCCGCGCCGAAAGCATGAAGCCCGTCCAGCAACGTGTTCATTTCTTCTTCGCTCGTCATGCTCCCCAACCATTTGTGCGGGTCGTGAAACGCGTCGCTGTTCTCTGAAGTACCCTGAAGACGTTTTATAAATTCAATTTGCAAATTGCTTAAAAGATTAGTAATAGCTTGCTGGCTAATAGGAAACTGTACAGAGGTACCTAACCCTTGTAAGCACTCATATAATTTAATGCTTTTCCAGCTATTATTCATATCATTGTATAATATACATATGCCATAATAGCTTATTATAATACTACTAAAATTGCTATATACGCCACGTTTATTAGCAAAATAAAATACAGGACCATCAGGCACACCGGGATTAGTAGTAGGAGTAGCAATTCCAGCAAATGTAGAATTTTCTCCTACAGAACTTACTATATTATTAAGTACATTCTGGAGAAGTTGTCCTGTTATTTCTTGATTTCCATTAGTCTTTATGATATTAGCGATTGCTGCTTTTAAAGTACTCCAATTTGCCATATATTATTCTGTTTTAAAATCACTATTAAAATCATCATTAAAATCACCGCCTAGTAATTCAGGCTCATAGCCTCCGATGTTGGCAATCACAGTATCTGTCTCAAATTCACATTCTACAGATGCTAAATCTCCTTGGTCTTCCCATTCAGGCTCCATGCTAAATGTAGTCAAATCATAGGTTTGCAATTTACTTGTAATTCGTTTGCTTTCACATAGTCTTACAATTCTAAGTGCATCACATAGATATTCAGGAGCTACGAATGTAAACTTATAAATCTTTTTGCTTACTTGGCTCTCAATAAATGTATAGCCCATCCGCTCAGTAGCTTCTTCTTCAAAGTCATATTCAGGTTTGCCAATTTGTGTATTTAAGTAGCACCTAAATTTGAAATTATCAGAAAAATCTACTATGCCATTTTTAAGCTCAAAGTTATATGAATTGTAATACTCAAGAAGCAGATAATCATCTACTTTATTAGTTACAGTAAATACGTCAGAGTATATAGTTCCTAAACCTGATATTGAAATCGCTAAATAATATAAACCTTCATGCTTTATTTCAACTATAGGAAGAGTACCAGGATATTTAAGAAGCTTGAAGCCAGTATATGGCTTGATAGTCAGGCCATTTTCTTTCATGCTTGTTGTTATAGCGGTGTAAGTTCCTGTATTGAAATTATATAATCTCACCCAGTTTATAGATGTTCCATTAGCAAGAACTACTTGAAAAGGCAATAATATATTCTTATAGGTTATTAGCGGATAAACTTGACCAAAAGCATAATCTTTACGATGATTTTGCAATACAAGATTATCGTAAAAAGGCAATGGCGATATATTACTGTTTACTAATTTCATGCTACAAATATATTAAAAATTTCTGTAATATGAAAATCTATTAATAATTTTTAACGCTTAACTTTATTGAGGCTGATATACTAATTTTATCTTTGCCATTCTAGTATCAACATTCACAGAATACTCATCTATTTTACCATTTCCTACAGTGGTTTTGATAAGTTTTTTTTCATCTAAATCTTCTTTTATAGGAACTTCTATAGAGTGTTCCATGCACAGCTTAATGCCGCTGACAGTTAAACTATCTAAAGCATTGCATTCAATATTGCGTGCTGGCATATCATACATATAAAATCGTAATAAGTATGGCCATGACGCATACCAATTCTGGGCCACTATTTTATAATTATTATTGTCTTCATCTATGAGAGTTGATTCTACAATTGGCAATGTGTAAACAGAATTATTTTTTACAGGGCATAATAATGCAAAGCCATCTTCTGAAAAATCAGAGGGGTTAAGCAGCATATAATCTACATCAGATGAAAACTGGCTTATATTTATTTCTTCATTTTTATCTTTTTGTACATAGTTAGAATTTACATCTATTGTAATTCCTCCAAATGCTTCAGTTGAATTATCCATCCATCCGAATTCATATCGAGAGTTAAGCTCAGATTTATCATATTCTATTTCTGATTGGAAATATGATGCTGATTTTTTATTGAACTGGTCGGTTAGCTTTGTAATATCTAGTTGTATAGCATTATTATCTAAGTAAGAACCACCATTCATAAAAAAGCTTATGTGCTCTATTTTTAATTTATTATTCTCTATATACCAATAGCATCTGAAGCAATCGCGCAACATTTTCATAACGTCACTGAATGATATTTCTGCTTTTTGTGCTGGCTGGTCATACTGCCCTTTTAGAATATTTGTTTTTTGAGTAATATACACGTAAAACCTATTCATATTAATAGGCACATTTTCATCATATAAGAAACGGCTATATTCTGACGTGGCTTCATGCCTGATTGAAGAATCTATCCTATTAAGAAGAACTTTTATAACAGACGCTATAGAATAACTATTCTTAAGTATTATATTGCTTCTTAATTTTTCTTCTAGCGCATAATAACCAGTATCATACACATACCATATAGATACATTAACCCATTGGCTTCTACAAATAGGCATAGGCCTTCCTATTCCTGCTGTTGACGGTATAAATTTATTCGTAAAATATACACCATAGTCATTTAAGCCATATCTAGTTGGTACAGAAGAATATACAGCTTTGCAATATATAAGTGCATAGCCAGAAAGTCCTATACACTTTTTATAGTTAGAATTGTCTGATATATCATTAGCTGGAATATCATATGTATTTTTTATTCCTTCTGAGTCTTCTACAGAATCTACATTTAGTAAAATTCGTCTATACAGTACATAAGCAAATACATTACATATAACTGGATATTCAGTTAATCCTTCTGCTACTGGAATCATTTGTATATCACCGACATCGGATGGTATATATATTGTATCGTGGCCAATTTCAGATATATCACTCGCATATGATACTTTTATTTGTTTTTCAGACTCAAACATAACTTTTTCATCAGAGATTCTTTTTATTTGTATACGCGCAAAGCCAGCAAATGATTCAGATATATCAGTATATATGTGATAATAGTTACTTTCACCTACATAATCGCCCCTAGTGCCCGCATAAATACCTTCAAGGCCTTTTATAGATGAGCCGCGCACATACATCTCGTTACACGCTCTAATAAATGAAAAATGTAAATCGTTTACTAGTCTAGAATGGTCATCTACTACTTCACTGGTATCAGTTTCCCAATAAGTTCCTCCTAAAAAATTAGAAATAGATGATGCTCCTCTTGCATACACTTGTATCAATGGCCTCATAGACATGTTTATTTTTTCTATTTCAGGAGCCAATTTTATAAGGTCGTATGTATTCTCATAGTTGTTTAATACATTAGTATAATTATCAATAGCAGTTGTCTTAAGTTCACATAACTTTTTAGACCTATCAAATTTACAATCGGTTTTATTAAATTCGCCTTTGTAATATACAGAATATCTCCTTGGCTTTATAGAATTCTCATCGTATTTTTCTATAATAAATGCACCACTATCTTCTAAGCTAAAACCATTTATGAATTCATAGTCATCCCCGAATACATTTAATTTTCCATCTAATGATTCTCTGAAAAACTCTTGCCCATTTTCTTTAGCATATTTCTTACTGAGTTCTTTATAATGAGGCACTATTAACTTTAACTCATATATAGGACTTCTAGTATTATTTATAGATTCTTTGAAGTCACTATCATCTTTTGCGTATGTATATGCTATATAAGCAGTATTATCAGGAATTTTTACAATAGAATGCCCTACTGCATCTCCTATATTGCCAGAATTTAAGCGCTGATTATATGTATAATATCCTATATAATTATTATCCTTATCATAATAATATAACCCGCAGTCATAAAAACTAGATGCTTGACCTTGTATAGCATCAAAATATATGTAATTACATTGTTTTTTTACATCTATTGTGCTAGAAGCAATTATGTTTTCATTAACATAATAGTCTCCTGTGTCTTTATTTATGTCATAGCCTGAATTTACAATAAATCCATACTTATGAAAGCCAACGTAAAAATTATATTTAGGAAGTACCATAGTTTTTAATTTTTGATTATACGCTTAACATTTTTATGCTGTATCACGACTATACCATTTGGCATAGTATAATACTTTGTTTCATTCTGCTTTCTAATACTTCTCACATCATCCTCTATTTTTGAAAGGTCCATGTTTCCATTGGAATTAAGAGAAATACTTTGCCCATCTGAACTGGCAAATGCATTAAGATATTTATCTTCAAATGTTCCTTTGTTTAGGCTATTAATAACATCCGGAAGTATCTTTTTATATTTCCTAGTTCGCTTCTTACTTATAATAGCGAGTGCTTCTCCACCTTCAGCTTTCATTCTATGCTTCTTCTTATTCTTTACGCCCAAATCGATGTCATCACCTGATGCATGAGAGCCTCCTTCCAAGAACTCAAGACCTCCTTCCCCATATTCATCAGATTGGCTCGCTGTTACTTGTTTGGCTTTAATTTTGGCTACTGCGAATGAAGTCCACATCGTGGCAATAGCAGCTAATGCAAGAGCTGGGCCAACAATAGGAATTGAAGAGAATGAACTCCACAGATTAGCAGATGCAGTGATAAGTGAAGAGGCTTGAATTATACTATTAAGATTTTCTTGACGCCGCTGAGCAGCTTCAAGCATTTTTTGCTTTTCTTGCTGATTTTTCTTCTCTTGTTCAAGTTCTTTCTTAGCCGTAGCAACGTTATTAGCATATCCATTATTACGGGCTTCAACTTCTGCATTATAGGCTTCTTGTGCAGCTTCTACTCGTTCTTCTGCTGCCTCTACAGCTTGTTCAGCCAATTCAACTTCAGCATCCATAATGGATTGAAGCTGTTCTATTACTATATTTACAGCATCTTTTAGAGCGTCGATTTGGTCATCGCCAAAACCCAGTTTCTCAAGCAAAGCACCGCCTAATCCTTTTTTGCCTATATTAGCAACAAAGTTGTCGAGCTCAGACAATTCTCGGTCAATGCCTTTTACAATAGATTTTGCAGCGTCTATTTGAGCTTGACTCCAATCCAATCCACCGGCTTCTGCTAAGCGTATTTGCTCTTGCCATCTAGCTTTTTCTTGCTCAAGCTTAAATCGAGTTATCTCAGTTTCGCTACGCTTAACTTCATTAAATACAGCTTCATCAAGAGCTTGTTGCTCATCAAAGCTAGTCATTTGGAATGACCCTTTAGTTTGAGCTGCAGACTTATCAAATTGTGCATTTATTACAGATGTACTTACCTGCTGTTCTGCAGGTTTAGCGGCATTTTGTGCTAAAGCTAATTGCCTACGTACTTCATTTTGCTGTAATAATAGCTGTAACTCTTCTTCTGTGCCCTTCTTTACAAGCTCGAGCTGATTTTCAATATCACGCTCTCTTGCATCTAAGATTTTCTGGTCATATTCACTCCACAGCTCAAGTTTTTTCTTGTTGAGCTCAATAAGTATTTCTTCTTCAGAACGAGCTTGGTTATCTCCTGCCTCTAATAATCTCTTATTAGTATCAAGTATCAAAGCATATTCCAAATCAACTTTTTCTTCCATAAGCTTGCGCTCTTCTACTAATGAGGCTTCCATTTGAGAAGCGTCGCGCGTAACTACTACATTGGTAGTTACAGTAGACTCTTGATTTTGAGCTGCTTCAGTTGCTGTGCTAGTATCAGTAGGATTTATAGTATTACGCTGCATCTGCAAAGAAGCAACTTTTTGCTCATTCTGAATTTGTTGTAACTGAAGGTCTAATGCTCGTAAGTTATTAGCAATAGTCTTAGTTATAAGCTCTTGCTGCCTATCAATTTGTTTCTTTTGGTCTTCTGTAAGCTTTTTATATTTTCCATCTACATTTTTAACATATTCTTCATTGAGACGATACATCTCGCGAAGCTTGTTATTTTCATCCTGAACCTGGTCAGCTGCAGCTTTACGCCTTTTAGCATATTCATCTTTAAGTAATTCAGTTACACTCTCCTCGTACTCTCTTTGTATTTTTATATCATTCTGGTTTATAGTACGAGTTAAATCACGCGGTTCTCGTGTACGAGTACGTGTTTTGGTAGTTTTATGTTTTCCTTCTATACCAGCAGCTTCAAGCTGAGCTTTAGCAGCTTTTTCATATCCAGCTGCTAAATCAAAATACGCATCTCCTGTTTTCTCTGCAGCATCTGCTTCATCGTTAAGGTCTTTAATTCTTTGTTGCTTAAAATCTTCTGCAGATACCTGGTCAGCTATCTGTAAATTAGCTGCAGATGGTCCTACACCAAATTCATCAGTAGCTCGTAAACTAGATTGTACCCACCAGTTTTTGAATTTATCCCAACCAGATGGACCTTTACCTGCTTCTGTTTCTGCTTTATTTCTAGCAATTAAAGCTTTTTCATACTCATCAGCAGCTAACTTTTGAGCAGCAGCAGCTTTAGCCCTTAATTTAAGAGCATTAATTACAGCTTCAGTATTATTTACAAATATGTTTTCAGCATCTGTTACATTATTAACAGATACTCCAAGTTGGTCAAAATTAGATTTATTATCTTTAATCCACTGGTCTTTCTTAGCAGTAGTTTCAAGATTTTTCCATTCCTGTTGTAGCTGTTTTAGTTTTACAATGTTATTACCGTAGCTACTATTAGTATCTTCAAGTTCTTTAGCTATATTATCAAGAGCCTCAGTTGTAGATATAACAGCATTTTTTGCTTTGAAAAGATTACCAACCCACGTTATAATCTGTTTGCCAAACATGGAAAATACGGTAAGCAGTATAACAAGCACAGTATTCCAGCTAAACAAAGCTTTAACTATTGAGCCTGTTACACTTACAGTTGCTTTACCTTCTGCTTGTAAAAGTTTATTCTGAGCACGTAATCTGTTAACTTCATCAACTACCATAGGTATATTATTCGATATACCTAAGAAGAATGTATTAAGCGATACAGCTGCAGCAGGTAATTCTCGTACTATTTGAGAAATAGAAATGCCTAAACCATCCCATGTTTTTTGATAATGACCTACAGACAATCTATAATTACCTGTTGCTTCTTGCAATTTTATCATTTGCTGATAAATTGCATTTGTTTCAGTTTCAAGCTTTTTACCAGAGTCAGCAGCCTCTCTTTCAGCTGCAGACATCTGATTAAGTCGTATTTTATTTAATGCATATTGAGCTGAAAGCCTATTATAAGAACCTTCTGCGGAATTAGCAATTGTAGCTTGTAACTGAGCAATCTGATTTGCTTCTCGTATTTGAGTTGAATAGAGTTTAAGCTGTTGATTTTCTTCTGACTGAGCATAGGCAAGTTTCTCTTGAGCCTGAGCTAGTGGGTCTACTGTAGCTTTCTGCTGTTTTCTAGCAGAAGTAAGCTCAGCAATCTTAGCTTTCAACTCAAGTAATCTTTTGCCTTCATCTGACTGTAAATAAGCTAATCTTTGCTCTGCCTTTTCTACTTCAGACAGAGTTTGGATATGAGGCTTCATTTGGTCATCAAGAACCTTAATCTGATTTTTCAAATTAAGAATATCATTGAGTAGCTGTTGCCCCATTTCGCTATCTGCTCTTTCAGCTGCAGTTAAAGATTTATATAGCTCAACTGTTTGCTTTAGGTCAGACTTAAGGCGGTCATAAGAAGATATAGCTTGCTTAATATAACGCTGCTGTTCTACAGTTGCTCTATTAGCATCTGAAGTTTGTGCTTTAAGCCAAGCAATCTGTTTACCTGTATCAGATAAAGCTAATTTAAGCTCATTCTGGGCTCTTTCAAGTCTTGACGTAGATGCTGTTGCTTCATCGATAGCTTTACGCCCTTCACTTGTAGCTCCACTAGCAGACTTAACAGAATGTACAATCCTATCTGCGCCTGCTCTGATAGCATTTACCATTGTCTCGTATGACTGATTGAGCTCGCCAAGTTGCTTGACAAGCTTTTCAATCGAGTCATCCGGCTCAATTATATCGCTATATTTTATCTTATCGTCTTCAGCCATAATTATTTCCTTTTATGTCGTTTAACACTCTTGCTTTCTGCTTCTAATTGCTGTTTTATATTATCAACGGCATTATAGAATTGAAGTACTGTCATCTTTTTAGCATCCATGCTTGTTTTTTGAGCTATCAAAAGACAAGTACTTTCAAATTGCTTATCATATTTTATCTCAACAGACTCACTTCCTATGTATGATTTTGGAGAATGCATGTTAAGCATTACCATATCTATGGTTTCTATTTGCTCAGAGTTATCTGTGTCATTTATCACAGAGTCCAATACAAGAAGTGTTCTTTGCTTTAACTTATCGTATGCATCTTTTTCCTTTGGATTTACAAAATCTCCTGGAAAATACATTTCAAGTTCGGTGGTTACTTTTTTTTTAAGCCAAGTCAAAAAGTCTATAATCTTTGAATGCTTTATTTCTTTAAGTCTGGCCAATATATTTTTAAGTCCATCGTCTGACAAATCATTAACTTCTTCACCGTCTATGCTATGAATAAGGGCTGCAAAAGCTAAATACCTCGGTGAAATTTCATTGTTCACCATATACATATTTTGCCTCATGTTTTGCAGTTCTTGCAAGGCTTTTTTGACATTATTGCTTTTAATGAATTTAGCAACACGGGTTATATGGGCATCAATATCATCTGCATCTGAGCCAATTCCAGAGTCTATAAGCAAATACTTATTGTACTTCTGAAAATTTACAATGGGCATTTCATCTATGCTGTCATATACCCGTACGACTTTTTTATTTACTATCAGGTTTTTCATATTAAAATTCGCGTTATAGGGGTTGATATGATAGGAATAAGTATAATACTCATCTCGTTAAAGAAAATAGCGAGAATGATAGCGAGAATAAGCGATGTCCAAAAGCTTAAGCAAAAATCACAATCGAATAATTGAGAAATAAGCTTAGGAGCTCTGGTAATTATCTCATCACGCGCACCGAGTTTTCCAATTAGCAAAATAGCAAATGCTGCTGCTAAGGCTATATATATTAAAGCCGAAAGCATTGTTATAAAATATACCGTTGACATAATTCTCTAGTTGTTAAAGTAAATTCAATTCGTATTCCTGCATAAGGGTACATGAAGAATTGTTTATCAATATCTTGTATGTTTTGCCCAAAATAATCATAATTATTATAAATCTTTTCTATAGAGTACTCTTTATATATATTTTCAAAGCGCTCATATATATTATTGATAGTAAGCTTACCAGTTGTTGTAATAACTCCCGGTGTTGTCAGTACTCGTATTATTTCATCTTTAACTTCTTCTGTATGAAGTACCGTTTCATCTTCGTAAATGCTGCTAAGGTCATACCAAAAAACGATAGCACCACTAAAAGTATATTGAGGTAAAGATTGTACAACTTGAGTGATTTTTTGCGGGTCATAAATATCAAACCATGAAAAGTTACCAAAATTATCATTGGGTAATAATGATACATATTCACCATTACCGTTGTATGCAGCTGGGTATATAAACTTAGCACCATCTGGTCTATTTTCTACAAGCTTATAAGCCCTACCAAAAGCATAATTAAGCCACGGCAGCTTAACTAAAAGAGTTGTCTGCATATCCTGTAATACTTTATCAAGTAATACAGGATTACTTTTATATCTTATTTGCACAGAATTTTCTTTCATTGTCTTATAGCTCTTTTTAACCGTTTAACAAGTTCTTTTCTTATATGAGAACGAACTATTCTTGTGAAGTTTTTATCTGTTAACCTGAATATCTCTTCACCATATTTCTTTATCAATTCTTCTGTTTTTTCATCACTAGCTGTTATATAAAATCCTTCTGAGTCAAACACAACAAACATAGATTTATGGAAAGCACCAGTGTCTCTTAAAGTAACTCTAGTTGTTGGTTGTCCTTTTCTCTTTTTATTCTGTATTGTTTTAGCTGTATAAGGCATATAGCTCATAATCTTTTCACCACGGCCGTTAATACCTCTACGATATAGCTGGTCATCTGCTATTGCAGATACTATCACATCTTCTTTATCACGAATAATATCTTCAAGATACATAGGCAAATTATCCTTGAATGCTCTTAATCGGTATTCAAGGTTACGAAGTGTCGCATTATATCTTTTTACAGCCATACTATACAGTTCTATATTTTATACCGTTGTTTTTACAAGGAAGACAAACTCTGTCTATTCCTTGAGTACTGATATTTATTGCCTTAAATGCCATATCAAGTTGATAGCTAAGGCCAGATTTTTTCATAGATGAAGAGTCGCCATCAACTTCATAAAGAATATCAAGCCTAGATGCATTTATTGAATGCCTGTTTGTACGTACATTAGCATTGTAAGCGAACTCACGCAGCATATCTACTGCTACTTGTTTTGCTATAATATCCTGAAACAGCATTCGCTGTTCAATTATGAAGTCTGTAATATCACAGCTTATTGTTATTTCAAGATTTAAGCCATAGTTGTTATCATAGGTATATTGATTATTTTCAACATCCCACAGACGTGGCTCTTCTTCTATCTCAACCAATTCCTCATTAACAAAAAACGGGTGTACTTCTATATATTTAGACCAGGCCATCCAAGCTAATAGCTCTTTACGTGAGCATGAGCCACACGGCTCTTTAGACCAATCTTTATTTTTTCTTATAGCTTGACTTCCCTCTGGAAGTTCAGACTGAAAATAACATAAATACCAACTTCCTCCTGCATCATTATCTTCACTTTGATATGGCAAATAGAGGTCATCGATTGTAAACCATTCAGCACTATTATCTCGTATCTTATTAAGCTTTATAATCTTTACTGGAGCATCCATACTTGAATGCATAAGATACAAAGTATATTCTCCAGCTTTAGTAAACTGAAGACATATTTTATTTATCTTCGTGGTTACACCTTTTGCTCTTACTGGTACAATTTCAAAGCCAACTAAATTTTTCTTATTCTTTACAGTATCTACTAATCTACCTGTTCCATCGAACAAAGTACGACTTTCGCATAATGGCTTGTTTGTTCCTTCTGCCGTTTTTTCATTGCAGTATCTAGCAATAGCTTTTTGAATACTTGCTTTTGTTTTGCTCTCAAGCCATTCAGAAAATAAATTGGTTTCAACCCAATACTCAGACTCAATATCAGGCTGTTTTCCTTGTGCTTTTTGAAGCGCTTTATATTGTGTACCTTGATAATCAACTACATTGCCTTTGCTATATTCCTTTTCAGGGTCATATTCTGGAAAAGTGATATTCTTAAAGTCCGGAGCAATACATGACATATTCTGCAAAGTCAGCAAAGGATGAATTTGTTGAAAATATAGGCCACTTTCACTCACGGTTAAAGCATCAGATATTTTTAAGTCTGATGTATCATAATTCTGCTCCCACCCAATAAGGTGTAACAGCTTTTCTTGTATATCGTTGGCTCTAACCATAATTCTTAATTTTAATGAAAAATAGGAGGCCACTATCGCCTAGTGGCTCAGTGTACCTCCTACCAAAGCTAATAACAACTCAAAGATTTGCTATCGGTTTATTATCCTCCAACTCCTGCAGAAGCCTCCTTAGTGTTAACCGGATTGTCTTCAGAGTTGACAACAACCACAGGCTTAGCATAAACTGCATCTTCACTTGATACGTTGAATGCCAGAATAGGACTTGCCAAAGTGCTAGGTGCACTGTTATATGCAGTCAAGAAGGCCACGTCAACAGCAAAGCCATAGTGCTCTTTACGAGTACGAACCATATCGGCAGTAGCGGCTCCTGCGATAGTATTGTAGTCACCTACAGAATCGTAGAAGTATGTACCAACAGGCATGTTCAACAGAGGCAAAGTAGCAATACCCCACTCATGGCCATCACCGGAAACAGTTCCGAGCAAGCAGTCACGCTCAAAGCGGGTCAACATTCCAAGAGAGCCAGCATTTACAGCATAACCCTGAGCATACTTATCTTCGACAGCTGCAATGTTGTTTGTCAGGTGAACAATCTTAGTGCCGAATTCATTCTGCTTGTTTACGTCATTATAAAGACCGTGTTGCTGCAGTTTACGCATAATAGACTCAACGCCGGGGTCACCTACAATGTGCAACTGACCATAGAAGTCATTTGCTCCCATCATAACCTCAAGGTCACCAAATACGTTTTCACGTTCAGTCCACTTTGCATTGATGGCATTAGCAGACCAGTCATACAGCAGCGGATTTTTCAAAACCTGTGTTTTGTTGGCTGCGAGAGCAGCAAGAGCAGCTTCATCAAGCTTTTTCGCAAAAGCATAGATGTACTTCATCATCTTGGTTTCAAAGTCCTTCTGAATGCCAATTTCGTTGTTCATGTACATTGCCGGAGCAATAGTAAATCCCCACGCATAAGTGGCAAACGTGATTTGAACCATTTTAGAAGTGTTTTCACTGTCGGCGATTGTCAAGGTGCGAGTACTACCAATAGTAATATCAGCATCATAGTCAATTACCGGAGTTTCCAGCGTGTTACCGATGGAGGTCCTTGCTTTTTGCTTCAGTTCCTCAGTGAGGATGCCAGTAGGGTCTTCAGATTGCACCATAAAAGCATTCAATGCGCCGTACCTACTGGGGCGATACTCAAACTTATCAAGGTTAGAGTTCGCACGAATGTTCTGGATACGTGTTAAAACTAGACTCATAACTTTTAAGTTTTTTAATTGTTAATAATTATGCTATTATGGTGCATTACCCTTTTACGCCTCATAGCATTTTTTATTCTTTATACTTTTTCGTATGTTTTCTCAAAAATATCAGGCTTACATGGATAAAACTCACCATTTACACCTTTAATGATATAATCACCTACACTTGCCCGCATTGTGCCTTCTAAAGTTTCAACAGGGATATAAGGATTATTTTTATCCTCATAATTTATGTGTGCTCCTCCCATAAACTCAGAAAGCTCACAAATTCTTTCAGCTGTGTCCTCAAATTGAATTGCTTCAATTATTACTGGTTTCTTTTTATACTTCATAACTTATTTTTTATCTAATAGGCAAACTTGCCACATTGTTTTCAGTTCTCAGTTGCATTGACTGGTCTGCAAATTCCTGTGAGTCACGGGTCAAACCATTTGCAAGCAGATGTGCCTCGATGGCTTTATCGGCTTCAACTTGGCTCTTAATGCCAGACAAGTCAAGTGTTCCACCTGTTCCGCCTGAACCGGACCCAAAACCTCCTGTTCCACCGCCTGTCTGCTGACGACCTGTATCAATTACATCTTTAAGCGACGTTTCCATTACAAGCTCCTGCATCGTGTAAGGATTAAGATTGTTCTTCGGATTGTTAAGGATATTACCATCCGCACCACGAATAACAAGCTTCTTTCCTCCTTGGCCGTCTTCTATGAAATCAGGAGTACCTTTTGCAAGGACTTCTGCTTTTGCAGCGTTGAGCAGCGTCTTCTGAATAGGCTCAGTAATACCACTCTTAAACTTAAGACCTGCTGTAGCAGCTTGAAAAGCATAATCTACATGCGTGTCCTTAATAGTTTTATCAAACTCTGCCTTTTTGGTATTGAACTCAGTTTCCTTTGTCTGAAGCTGAGTTTGAAGCTGAGTTACTTGAGCTTTAGCATCTTTCAGCTGTTGTTTCAAAGTTTCATCACCAGCTCCTTTTTCAAGTTTAGACTGGAGCTCTGCGACCTGTGCCTGAGCAGCAGTAAGCTGAGTTTGAATTGTTTTCGTAGACTCTGCTTTAGTTTTGTACTCACCAAGTACGCGCTTAGCATAGTCATAACTTTTTTCACCATCTTTCTTTTTAATACCTGTAATGCCAAGAATATCAGCATCATACTGACCGTGCAATGCGCCGATTTTAGTACCAATAACTGTATTCTCATCATTTCTTGACATCTCAGCAATCGCATTCAGCTGGTCATCTGTAAGACCTGTTAAAGCTGAACTCTGTCGTAGCATCTCAATTGTTAACATATAGCTTTGTTTTTTATTGTTAATTACTTTTGTACTAACTCTGCAGCATCTCCGTATGGGTCATGCAGGGCTGCCATAATGGTATAGCCAAGGCCTTTATACGTTTTCTTGAAAAGCTGCCACTCTGCGAATGTGAACATTTGAGTATATGCTGGTGACTCTTCTTTGCCAGTCATTGGATTAAACCTACGACCGCGCACAATTGACAAATGCACCATTTTCTCAGTACCCGGCTTAGGAGTATAACCACCCTTAGCCTGTGTTTTCGATGCCGATGATTTTTCTTCGATAACATCATCAACATCTACTAGGAAAAGAACTACCTCATCAAGCTCTTCCTGTAAGTCGCTTGTCCAAGCTTTTCCGCCTTTAGCCTTAGCAGCTTCTAGTTCTGCTTTACGTTCTACGGCCTTTTTCTTGTAAGATTTAATATCCTCAAGACTGAGTGCCTGTAGTTGCTGAAGTTCCAATTTCTGTAACATATTCCAAAAGTTTTTTTATTATAATATCTATTTTTTCTCTCATTGGCTTATTTGAAGCAAACTCAATTATGTTAATGTTCTCACGTTCAAATTTTTCGACTAAAGTACTAAAATTTATTTTAAGCTTTACCAAATTTTCATTTAATAACTCTTTTTCATACAATTTTAACACTTCATCCAGCGTTTTATGTGGATATGGCTCCAATTGCTTTAAGATAAGCATTCTCTGAAGTACCAAAGGATTGTTACGATACTCAACTTCAAGAATTTGTTGCGATATAGCATCTAGTTCTGAGTTAGACGCACCATTCTCCTTTGCTTGTTTGTACTTAGAATATAGCTCTGTTACTGTGAAAACGTAAAACTCTGTACCCCAGTTTACAGAAGATGATATGAAAGCACCTCCATACCTGAGTTTGCAAACAGTATCTTCGACAAATTTCTGTGCCAATTCAAAATTGGTCTTTAAGGCATTGAGAACTGAGGTTTTGCTTTCAAAGTTAGCAGTTACCTGAGTTTCATTGATAGCTTCTTTTTCACTTACAGTACCACCTGAACCAACAACAGAAATTACAATTTCATTTTTAAGCCTTGCACACTCATTGACATTATAGTCAAGTGAGTCTTTATCGATAGTAGTTATCTGAACAGGATTATGCATATCTGCGACACCTTCAGATTGATTTGGTATAGGAACTTCTAAGAATGAGCCAGGACCAGCTATACGCTTTTCGCTACAGCAAGGACACTTTTCAACTGTTCCATCATTGAGAATTTTATACTCGCCTTTTGCATTGCGTAGAAAACCTCCATCGCAGTAATCACCAGTCTCATTATTCTCAAAATTACAATCAGCTTCATACGCACTATATATAGGATAAGGTGCATACAAGTCTAAATGCTGCTTCGAAATAGAGAAGAACAAATACCAATCAAGATTTGACAGCTCTTTTGTAATTGGATTTTTCTTAAGGTCTTTATTTTTCTCATTGAGTTGTGTTGACCAAAAGAACCGAGCTGGACAATATCCTAAATCGTGCTTTGCCTCTGAAATAAGTGACTGAATTTCATTTTTCTCATTCAGCTGATATACTCTTATAAAAGTATCATCAAATACAGCTATCCGATGTTCCGGCTGTTTGAAAATAAGCCACTCAAACTGATTTTCATCAAGTTTAGAAGTCTGGTAATCAATTACAGCATCAATCTCAAGCCAATAAAAATACGGCTCTGGGCGCAAAGATGTTTGTACTTGAGGAAGGTCTACTACCAAAATACTATTTGGCGATACCTGCATTCTCTTCCATCCGGTTGTCTTCCACACCTCTGGCTCATTGAGGTTATTCTTTTTATACTGAGACCAATCCTCTGCAAGCTCTGAGTCTGTAAACTGGTATGAGCTTGATGAGTTACGACTATAGAAAACCCTTTCGAGTTCTCTATAAACGTCCTCAACTACAGCAGGTGTAGGCAACGGAAATTTAAACAGATGAAGGAATATGTTGAATTTATCCTTCGGAAGCAACTGTCTTACCCAATCAAGGAATATGGTCGTAGGTTGGTTAATATCAGATATAGCAACATTCGTCTCAGTATGAAATCTAAGACGACGCTGCATGTTTACAGCTTTCTGAATAGCCTGACGTTTAGTCGGCTTTTGCAAAATTTGCTTTATCTGATTTAACTCTAAGGCCATTTTCTTCGTCGTAAGTATAATTGCTATCTTTAGGTAATTCCCATCCACCATTTATGGCTGTGCCCATATCAAGCAAGCGTTCGGCATGCTGAATGCCAAACTCCTGCCTCATATTGTACTTAGGCACAACCAATGTTACTGTTTGTTCTTTTTTCTTTCTCATAACTGAAAGTTTTAAGCCCCAACAGAAGCGGCATTAACCCAATCTGTAAGAGGATTGAAGTCCAATGTTTCACGCTTAATAATGTAGAAGTTATCACTCCAGTTAGGATAGAATGACCATTCAATGGTATTGCTATCCGGCTCTTCAAAACCACCAAGCTTCTTGTCACCAACAAAGAACTTACCAATAGGAATTGGGAAGTATGCTGTAGGCTTATCCTGGTCATCTACCAAACAGCCAATGTTGCCGTTTTCATCAATCAGCCAAACGCCAATCTCTTCGCACATATACTGTTTCAGCTGTGTAATTGTCTTCTGACTTTCCTGATAGATAGTGGCAGAGAATGTTGTCGGCTCACGGCCAATTGTAATCTCAATACCTCCGAGTGTCTGGTTACCTCCACCGAATGTACGAGCTGCACCAGGCTCAGAAGTAGGTCCTTGAATATACGGAGAAACTGTCATTTTAGAACCGTCAGCCGCAGAAAACAAGGTAGAAAACGATGCTTTCTTAGTCGGGTCAGTAACAGAGTTCTTCGTTCCAGCTGTCTTATAAATGCGCTGGAATGCAACTTTTTGAATTTGCCCCATACTCTCCTTGCATTCAGCAATCTCAAGGTCGGCGATATGAGCACCGACAGGGCATCCACAGTTTAATCCCATATTATTTATGTTTTTAATGTTAATACTACCGAGCAGCTACCCTTAACTTGCATCGAATTACCTGTATTTTTGCTTCGAATTAACTTCTCCACAGCGCGAATATACTAAATTTCTTTATAAGCTGTACCGTTTTTAACATTTTTTATATAGGTATTTTTTATCTCATATTCTCGTATTATGTTTATTCAAGGCTTATGATTTAATCATTCATATATAATTAGAAGCCTAGAAATTACGAGAATAATGCGAGAATATGAATTTTAGTTTCTTAAGTGTATTTTTTTACGTCCACCTTTTCTTGCATGCATTTCATATACTCCTGTTAAGCAATCTGGAGCATCGTCATGCTGGTTTCTTTTCTTATTATCTTTACGATATGACATAAGAGCCTTATAAAACTTAGGCCATTTCCTCTCCCAGCCCTCTGGAAACAAAATATCGCTTTGAACATTAGCAGAAGCTGTATAAATGCGTGCCTTTTTGTTTTCTGTCTGTGTAAATGTTTTAATAGCACACCTGAAATTACGCAAATCAACTCTTAATATGCGCTTTACATTACGTGAATAGCCACGGCCTCCATTATTTGACTCGATTAAGGCCTCAACCGTGCCATTTTTGGTCAGCATTTCAGCTTGTTTTGGCTCTGTGACCTCCATAGGTGCATCTGTAAACAAAATATCAGTTATATAGCAGTATTCAGGTGTATTTATAAAGCAAATTGAGCACAAATCATCAGCTCCTGTGTCAGCCGTATCAGTATAATTCCACTTTTGAAGTGCTTTTGTGCCTGTTGGAAGCTCTTCTATCTTATAAGTTCTAAATCCTTCATACATAAGACCCTCTTTTGGTGTTGGGTCCTGCATATACTGTGTGTCAAATACAAGCGGATTTATCTCACGCATCTTATAAAGCTCTTCAAGCGTATGCTTCATTGGCCAAAGTGCATGTTCTTCTCCAGTTTCTGAGTCTACTTGTATAACCGGAAGTGATAAAACAGTCCATTCATCTGGCTCTATCTCTTGCAAATAGCCACAAAGGTCATGTTCATGCAGCCTTTGCATTATTATAATGATTGGAGTGTTACGCGAGTTAGTACGGTTACGAATTGTGTTTTCAAATCGCGTGTTGATGCGCTCGCGAACAATATCTGACTCAGCATCTTCTGGCTTAATTGGGTCATCAATCACAATCGCGCCTTGGAAAATGTTTGTTGTAGCTCCTATCATATCAAGCATCTCGTTTGTATGGTCATCAAATGTGAATATATCATTGCCTCCGTCCATTTTATCAATATCTGGTACTTCGTCTACTGCTCCTGCGCCAAATCCAGTTACTTGGCCTTGAGTTGATACTGCATAAAGTTCTCCTCCAGCTTTAGTTTTCCATCTTTTAGCCGAGCCTTTCTCAGATGCAAGAGCCGAATTAGGAAAAAGAGTTTTATAAAGCTCTTCCTGCATGATATTTCTGATTGTTTCAGAATTATCATTCACAAGTATATCTGAATAAGATAGATGCAAAAATCGACATTTTGGATTTAAGGCAAAACACCAACTTATAAATGATTTGATAACAAGCTCGGTTTTACCATATCGAGGAGCAATGTTAATTATAAGCCGTTTGCATCTGCCATCTACAACATCCTGTAATACTTCAAACATTTTCTTATGGTGTTCTGCAACTATAAAACTTCTATGATATTGGGCTTTGAACATTAGTTTAGTATACTTTTCAAATGACGTCAAAGCCTCAAGACGTAACATTTCCACAGGATTTACAGCTCCGGGCTTTGTGGCATCTAATGCTGTTTCTTGCATTTCTTTAAGTGACTTCATTGCCATATCTCTATTATTTAATTAAGTTTTCACGTATAATCAGATACGCTTCACGACTTACAGGCACATTAGGAATAATACCTGTTTGGAATTGTTGCTGCTCAGGTAGATTAAGCTGCATAGGCCCTTTGCCAAATATTCTATCCCATAATTTTTCTATAGTTTCAATGTTACCTAGCTTTTCGTCTTCAATAAGGCGCTTAATTACAGTTTTTATTACAACCGGCACTTTTTTATTAGCCATTAAGGCTTGTAGCTGCGAGTGGTTACATGTTAATAAACAAGCCAATAAATTAGCCGTGTCTTGCTTTGTAAGCTGAACACTTAAATTGATATTAAGGCTAGTAAGAAGTTTTGTTATTTCAGGTCTTGATGCTCCTTGTAACTGAAGTGCTGAGCGTATAGCTGATGAATATGAACCTCTGCCCGAGTCATGACGTTCTGCTAACTCAGTTGCTTTAAGCGGCTCTACAGTCTGAGCCTCAAGTACCTCAATAGCCTCAACTCGTTTTTGCTGCTCTACGATGCGTTTGGCTTGAAGCTCAGTCTGGCCATCTGGTATTTCTTCCACGCCAAGCTCTTCTGCTAATGATTGACGCTTTTCTTGTTTAACTTGAAGATTTTTAAGCTTCTGCTTTTCAAGATACTTAATACGAGCCAATTCCTTTGCATCTTGTTTTGATTTGATGCGCGTGGCCTCTTGTTCTACAAGCTTAGATGTATCTGGATTAGACATCCCAGGAACTATTGGCCTGTTTGGCAATATATCTGCTAATTTCTGTGCTATTTTATCTGTTTTCATATCAATTTTGATTTTTATTTTCTATATGTATCTAAAGGATTTACATAACACCATTCAAATCCATAGGCAGTATGCAATGAGCCTCTGCAACAAGCTGTGATATTGCTTGGTTTTCCACCAATTGCTTCTGCAGCTTCTTTTGCAGAATTAAACATTGTTGATTTTCCTGTTTTTCTATCTATGCGATATACTGGTTTGCATAGGCTAAAAGAATGCATATCTGGATTTGCTATTAACAATTCTTCTATTACTTTTTTCTCTTCTTGGCTCTTAGCACATGAAAGATTTATTTGATTATAGCCATAGGGTATAAATGCTTTATTGGCTGTTATTGTTTTATACTTTAGTGAGAAAAGTCGTTTTAAATTAAATATATTACTATCTATTAATCCAACTGTTATATATTTACTTTCTCTTATAGCTTGGCTTATTGAGCTATTGCCTGTTGGCGAATAGTCATCAAAAGCGTTAAGTATAAAAGATGTTACTGCACTTATGACTGTCCTGTTAAGAACGTGTCCTACATATAGCCTGTTATCTTTTTCGAATTCAATCGTAAATATTGCGTATTTGGCATTTACGTTGTCAGGCATATCCACCTTATAGTTATTTATCAGTACCATTTTGTATTATTATTGTTTTTGCAAATATACTAATTACTTTGCAAAGTAAAAAATATATCTAAAATAAAAAATTTACTATTTTCATGCAAAAATTTCTGCATAAATAAATAAAACTTTTTCTTGTTTCTTTTATAGACTGTTGATTTTCAATTATATAAGTTACTACGGAAACAAAGAAATTGCGAGAATTTTTTTCTTCTATATACCCTTTTTTTAAAAAAGCCTATCTATATTAATATATACTAGCTAATATAAATAACAATTCTATATTTTTATTTTGTGCTCCATATAAATTTCTTTGTTTATCTTGTTTATTTATATCTAATTCATTGAAAATCAATCACTTATCGAGAAACAATCTGTTGTTTATATTGTTTATATTGTTTATACTGCGAGAATGTCATTTTGCCAATTCCCTATTAAGTCTAAGGGTCTAAATTGATATTTGCGAGAATGTATGTGAGAATGAAAATTTATGAGCCTCTGGGCCTTGTTCATACTTATATTATGATTTGTTAGCCAGTTTGCGAGAATGATTTGAAGCCAAAAAATTTTTCTGCCTATGGACATGGCTCTATATACTATATATAAGGGGCACCCAGGCACTGCGGCAGGGGCCTAATTTCCACACAGGCAAAATTTTCAAAATATAAAAATTTATTTGGTTAAAAAGCATTAAGCCTGACAGCCTAATTCGTTAATTATGGTTTAATTCGTTAAAGTTCTATAAGGCTATCAGCCTGTTAACGACTCTTAACTAAAATAATTTTCAGGTTCCAAACCATTTACAGGCTCATAGCCTCTCCTCCAACAAGGTTTAACGAAAATTTAACACTTCCTAACCAAATATATTTTCAGGTTCCAATTATTTTATTAGCTGACAGGTATAAAATTATTATTTTAATTTATTAACGAAACAACCAGGAAATTTAATACGATTTAACCCGTAAAATTTTTATATGTTATTTATTTTACAAGCAAAAAAATTTCCAAAAAAAATCATGAAAAATTTTTCTGGTTCAAAAATTATTTGTATATTTACATATCGGAAATAATGAACGAAATAAATCAAAATCTGGAAACAAAAATTAACAGATACAGATTGAAAATTTAACATAAAAAGTTTTTCCGGTTCAAATAAAATGAGTATATTTACAATATAAATAATAAAACAATAAAGAATATGACACAGTTAGAAAAATTCTTGTTCGAATTATCATTCGGAGAAATTAAAAAAATTCGTGATTATGTGTTAAAAAGGTATCACGTATATTGTGGCTCAATGGAAAAGCTGGCGAGAGAAATAGACGAGAGAATACCGGAGCCGCTTGAAGAACTGTACGAAGTGCTCGCATAACAGGAGAACATCCCGGGCGGGAGAATGGCCGTAATGGCATCAGTGGCTCAACTCCACTGCCGGGAACAAGAGAATTAACAATAAAAATTTACAGCAATGAAAGTAAACAGAAATTACCGTTTCGTATTGACGAACATTCCAAACAGCATGTTGGAAACAGGAGAAGTAAGAATTGACAACGAGGAAGTAACCGGCGAGAGAGTGTTTGCCAGTGAATGCCACTACTATGCCGAAAAAAATATCCTCGAGTGTATCAAGGACGCAGCAAAACGCGACGACTTGCGCGGCTACTACGAACACACTTACTGTATCTACAAAGAGGACAAACCGAAAAAGGAGACAGTAGAGCGTGAAGAGGACGGCAAGAAAATTACCGAGACAAGAGAAATACCTGGCAAGGCAATGCTGGTTGAGGTAATTACAGTAGACGAGAACGGCATAAACATTCGCTAAACGAATGGCCGTTCGCCCCCGGGTTGGACGTACAGGAGTTCGACTCTCCTGCCGGGCACTATAACAAATCTAAAAATTACAGTTATGACAAAGAACTATTACAGGAGTGAGTACTCTGACAAACAGTGGAAAGCCTTAATCGACAAGGCCACGGAACTGGGTTGCCAGATAACTTATAGCAAGTACGGCAACATAGTAACAATCGACAGCACAGACCGGGAGAGCTTAATAATAGCTCAAACCGGGAGAGGCGGACAGGACAGAGTCGTATTGGCCGAGAGAATACACGGCGTGATACAGGAGAGCACAGACCTCAGAACGTGGAAAGTGCAGCCCAAGAGATACCGCAAAAGCTATTGTCCGACTATTTGCAAGAGTCAGAAGTCGGCTGAGCATGAACAGGAGCGTCTCGAGAGAATGACAGGTTTTGAGTGGACAATAACAGTAATACCAGAATAATATGAAGAAGACAGTTTATTTGTACGTTGAAAGAGACGACAGCGAATACGACTATAAAGCCGGATTTGCAAGCTACACTGAGGCAAATGACTATCGGCAAGAACGCCAACGCGGTTGGATGGGTCACTGTGACTATGTGTATCTTTGGACCGGCTCCGAGAGAATTAACCTCACAAGAATGCCGAAAGACGAGAGAAACAAATTGCTGAAACAGTTTAATATACCGGAATAATATGAGCAGCAAGAGAACTTATATCGCTACATTCTGGCGTAGCAATCCGCAATTGAAGAATGGCGGTTATTTCACTACAAAGGAATTTCAATCTGTGTCGCTCCAAGGAGCAACAAAACAGGCTGAGAGATATGCAGCTAGTAATATGTATGGAGGCATGGCAGTAAAAAGTGTTGAACTAAAACAAGAGAACAGCAATGGAAAATAACAAATCGCAGTTCAAGAGAACAGGAGTTTTGCACAACGGAGCCGAGTGCATTGAGATACAAATTGATGAATATGCAGCAAGAATGAACGTAAAATAACCAACATTATTTAACGAAAAAAGTTCTTAAAGCAGTAACCAGATTAAAATAAAAGTAGTATATTTGCATATACTTAAAAAGATATGGCGATAGCCAAAACAACTAAAATTTACAGCAATATGGAAACAACAGTTTTTTATGTAGCAGTTGCCTATAACGGCGGTATTTTCAATCCCACAGTTGTGGAGAAGTTTGATAACAAAACAGATGCAGACAGCTATGCGGCCCTTATGTGTCGCTCAAAGCAACGCCGGTACATTGTACTCGAGCAAGTAACAGAATGGGACGGCACTCCTCAAGAGAATGCATGACCTTAGCCGCTGCGGAGAGAAACGATATTCGTGGAACAGTATCAAGCGAAGCGGATTTTAGGAGCGACACCTACAGCGGCACTAAGTTTAACCCTTGCTTTCGCAATATTGTTGCGGAGCAACTAATAAAAATTTACAGTAATATGGTAACAATGAAATTTTCAGCAACCAAGTCAGAAACATTGTTTTTGACACCGACAATTGCAGTTGAACAAGACAACTCAGAAACAGCAATCCGATTTGCTCTTTGGCACGGCGTGTTCAGTGTAGAGGTAAGTAAGAGCTACAAAACCGTAAAAGCTAAATAACATGGCAAGAAATGAAATGTTTGTAACGGTTTATAGGCTTGAAGTTGAAGCCACTCGAGAGAATTTGGACAGTATGGAGAACTTTATAAAAGCTATTTCGGATAACGCTATCGTGTCCAACGATGAGGGCCATGTAGCTATCATAGTAGTGTCTTCGGATGCCTTAGGGACAACGAAATTGGCTAATATGGCACTCAAATTCTTTGGCAAGGAGGGATATAATATAAGTACTCTCGGACTCTTAGGGCCGTTTAAGAAACTCAATTGATATTTTTTAACATAAAACTTGGAAAAAAGTTCCCAAAGCGGCTCAATAATTCAAAAAAACATAGTATATTTGCAATATCAAAATTAAACAATAACATTTTAATAACAATTCAAAATTTACAGCATTATGGCAACAAAGAAATTTTCGCAGATGACAACGAAGAAGCTGAACGCTCTTTTGGCAACAGCAAGTGACGAAGACAAAAAGGCTATCGAGGCCGTACTCGCAGCTCGTGAACAGGCTCAGGCCCCCGCTGCTCCTGCAGCTCCTGAGGCAACCGCAGAAGAGACTCCTGCAAGTGAAGAAGAAACTCAGCTCAGCCCTGAGGAAGAAGCAGCTATTAAGGCAGCTGAAGAGAATGGCGGGCTCAACCCGCTTTACAATGGCAGCAAGGCAACTCAGGAGAAAAAGCCAAAGATGACCGACGAGGAGCGTCACGCATTGGCCGAAGAGCTGAAGAAGAACGTTAACCACCGTTGTCAGGCAGTTCCTTTCAACACTGCAGAATGGGTTGACGGCTATATCGCCGGAGTGATTGAAGAGAAGCGCAGCAATAAGGTGCTCTATGCAATCAAGACAGACGACGGACGCCGCATCGTTAAGGTACACGACAGCAATCTTGTTCGCATTCTGGATGAAGTCGTTGAGCCGGAGAAGAAAGCCCGCGCTCGCAAAGCAAAAGACCCGGCAGACAAAGTTGAATGGACACCGGAAGCAATTGCCGAAGAGGTTAACGAAGTTATCAGCAACGTGGGCAAAACGGTAGAATTTGAGAAATACCGCACTACAGACGAAAACGGCGAAGAGCACATTGAAATGGTAGTTGGCCGTATTGTGGCAATCGTGCCTGACAAACGAGCTCAGCGTTTGCTCTACCGCATTTCAGTTCCGGCTCCTATCGAAGGCAATCCGCTTGCAACGAAGACTATGCACAAGGTTGTAAAAGCCGAGGGCATTAAGATTACCGAAGAGTTCGATGAAGAAGGTGCACAGCTCAATGCCAAGTATCTTGAACGTCGTGAGGCAGCAGCAACCCGTACTCCACTTACTCCTCAGGACCGCGTAATTCGCTGCGAGGAGAATGTGAAGAAAGCGGAGGAGAAGCTGCAGAAAGCTCAGGAAGAGCTGGAAGCTAAAAAGAAGCAGCTCGAGGATGCAAAGAAGGAGCTGGATGAATATCTTGCCGGTCAGGTAAATGGAGAAACTGCCGAAGCTCCTGCTGAAACTACAGCCGAAGAGGAGTCACTTGCATAACACAGCCGCCTGACACCGTTTCTCCCATGGAGCCGCCTCGAAAGAGGCGGGGGCGTCCTTTGGCGAT